CTCGCACATCACCGCGCATAAGCGCACCCAACGTCAATTCGGCCCGCGCCTTTTGCGCCGCGCGCCATTCTTCGTCGTTGGCGAAGTCTTCCCGTACGATGGAAGCGTACGAGTCCTTAAGCTTATTCACCAGTCCAATGGTGACAAGAGCCTTGAGTACCTCGGTATGACCGAGAAGCGTTGCAGTGTCGGTTTCCGGAATATCGAACGAGGCGGACTTGCCAGCGTCAAAAGTGAGTCGGAACATGATAGGTCTCCTTTGAGTCGGCGCGGAATGCGCCGTAAGGGGAATATGGCACAGCCCCATTCCGAATGCAAGCCCCATGATCGGCCTCGCCCAAACTTTATTCGGTAATAAGTTTGGTTACATATTGATCGAGTCCGCCCATTGCGCGCAATCCTTTCGCGCCTGCGTTAGTGCACATGCGAAGAAAACTCGGAGGCCCCACCCCCCTTTTCCCACGCGCAGGCACCCCACCCCGGCGAGACCACCACCCCGGCACCCCCCGGCGACCACCTTCGACCATTTATTACAAAATAACACTCCCCATATCCTTCCCTCCCCAAAGCCAAAAACCTTAGAGATGTCATATGGTTAGTTCGCCGCCGCCGGAAGTGGGCGCTTGCGAAAATGTGGAAAGTGTGTTATATGTATGACAAACTGGAAGTGCTGGAATGACCACTGCGGAAAAAATCGCCAATGATGTGAGGTTGGTGTTGTTCACCCGCCTTGCAATGTTGCTGATGCCGCTGCTGGCCTCGGCCGGAACCGGGCTCCTCTGGAAGGTTTATACCGGAGTTGAAGCGGTTCAGGAAGCTCAATCGAAGGCCATCTCCGATCTGCAGATGAAGGTGCAAGAACATCAGCTCGTGCTTGAAAACGGAAGGCAGTCACGGCTGGAATTTCAGGCCCGAACCGAAAGTCAGTTTTCCGGACTCGACGGAAAGGTTGAACGACTCCTCGACGGGATCAACGATCTCCGCGAGTCAGTTGTTAGAGTGCAGACAATCGTTGAAACAAGACTGCCCCAAAGGGCAACCATGAAAGGACTGGGTCAATGGCCGCAGCAGTAAAGTACGAAATCTTCACCGAACACCTCACCGGTAAGGTTCACGACCTCTTCGGTTCGGGCGGAGGCGTGGACTCGATCAAGATCGCCATCCATACGGATGCTCCGGTTCCCTCGACCGATGCCCTCCTCGCCGACATCACGCAGATTACCGGCACGGGCTATACCTCGGGCGGCGCCTCGATCACCCCGAACGGAACGCGCAGCGGCGGTGTGATGTCCCTCGGCGCAACGGACTTCACCTGGACTGCCACTGCGGCAGACTGGTCCTCGTCCGCCCGGTACGTCACGATGTACAACGATACTCCCTCGTCGCCGCTGAAGCCCCTTATCTGTTCCTGGGACTACGGCGCCACCTTCGCCCTCGGCAACGGCGAGACCTTCACCGCCGACTTCGGCTCCGCAGCTCTAACCCTGACGTAACCCATGGCACACTATCAAGCATGTGAGCGAGTTCCGGTCAAGAAGGTTTTATCGCTTCTTCCGGCTCGCTATATCGAGGCGCTGGAACAGAACCAGCAAATCCAATCGTGCTGTCGTCACCCCGAGAACCACGAGATCGAGGCGAAGTACTCGAATGAAACCCAACGCGATCTCGGCATCCCGGATATTTACATAATGCACTGCACCTGTGGCCGCAAGCACACCAGGTTCTGTGTCGGCGCGGTCGACGAAGGTCGGCCTTGGTGGGAGTTCCGCTGATGGCGTATAAGTACCTCAATCGGGCCTGGATGGGCACGGCAACCGCCGGCACAGGCACCGTTACGCTCGGTTCCGCCAAGGCTGGGTTCTTGACCTTCGCCGAGGCCGGTCTCGCGAACGGTGACACCTGTGCGTACCTGTTGAAGGAAGGCAACGACTTCGAGCTGGGTATCGGCACCTACACCGCCGCGGGCACGACCTTCTCCCGCGACACTGTCATCGTGTCGAAGATTTCCGGAGTGGCCGGTACGTCCAAGATGGTCCTCGCCGGTGCCGCCGAAATCTTCTCGGGTCAGCCCGCAGCAGAAATGATCGTCCAGTCGATCACCCTTGCGCTGCTCGCCGGGACTATCGACCTTGGCCACGCCTCGGACACAACCCTTTCCCGCGCCGCTGCGGGCGTCCTTGCCGTCGAAGGCATCAACGTCCTTCTCGCCGGTAAGTCCGACACTATCAGTAAGGGCTTCTACCTTTCGCCCTACAGCATCGGTTCCGTATCATCCGGCACCCTCACCCCCGACGCCGCAAACGGCAACTACCAGTACCTCACAAATAACGGTGCCTTCACTCTCGCCGCCCCAGGCACAGCCTGTGCCATCGACATACTCGTCATCAACGGTGCCTCGGCCGGTGCCATTACCCTGAGTGGTTTCAAAACTCCCGGCGCAGGCGCTGGCGGTAACACCTATGCGACGACCTCCGGTGCGTGGTTCATCCTCTCAATCCGGCGACTAGGTGGTGGGGTGGTTTATTCCTGGAGCGGTCCTTACACATGATCCTCCTTCCGTCAGGTCCGAAAATACTCCTCCCGCAGAAGCGCGAAGCGTGGTCATCCTCGCTTTCGCTTCCGAAGGATCAGTTCGGTCACGATGTCGTTCGCGCAAGGTTCCTGCTGAAGGGCCGCACCTCTGACGGCTTCATTAAGAAGTTCTGGTTCGAGGATCGCGATGACGCAGATGCCTTCCTCCACGCAATCGTAACCGAGACGATCAACCAGCAACCTGCGCTGTGGCGGTTGCCGGTGCCGAACTGGCATCCGGACATCGGCGAAGGCCTCGTCTACGAATTCGCCACCGTCACATTCCTCACTGCAACGACAACTTCCAACTACACTCGTCCGGGTGATTGGGACAATTCCGCGAACTCAATCGAGGCGATCGGCGCGGGCGGTAGCGGCGGCGTTGGTAATCGTTCTACCTCGAGTATCGTAAACGCGACCGGTGGCGCAGGCGGGGCTTTCGGAAAGTCCTCGAACCTCACAATCGGATCGAGTGTTTCGTACATTTGCGGCACGCCTGGAGCGTCCGTAAACCGCACAACAGCTGGCGCAACAAACGGTAACGCCGGGACTGATACGCTGTGGGATGGGGCGAGCTACGCTGCTGCGGTTGTTGCGGCACAGGGCGGACCCGGCGGCACGGCGGCTAACTCGAATACATTCCAGCCGGGAGCGACGGGCGGAACCGGCAAAGGAACTGTGAACTTCAATGGCGGCAGTTCCGGTTCTGCCGGTATGAGTTCCAGCACCAAAGGTGCAACGGGCGGTGGCGGTGCAGCTGGCCCGAACGGCGCAGGCGGATCGTCCACTGGCGTTTCCGGCGGCACAGGTACCGGCACCAACGGCGGTAATGGCGACAATGGCTCTGGTGGTACGGGCGGCACAGGCAACGCGGCCTCTGCTGGCACCGCCGGTAGTGACGGAACTGAATACGGTTCAAGCGGCTCTGGCGGCGGTGGCGGTGCGGGCGGTGGAACAACTGGCGCAACAAATTCCGGAGCGGGCGGAAATTACGGTGGCGGCAGCGGTGGCCTCGCGGTCGGTTCAACCACCACAGCCTCCAACAACGCAACCGTGCCTGCCGGTAAGCAGGGGCTCATTGTCGTAACCTACACTCCGCTTGTCGTTCGCAGCGGTTACAACCTCGCAATGATTGGAATGTAAAATGGCAGTCATCGGTTACGTGCTTGTGGATGAGAAGGGAATGGTCGTGAAGACCTGGGGCGGTGACGGCCAGATGCCTCCGTTTCCGAACCCCCTCGTCCTCCCGAACGGAGATGCGGTCTCGGCGCCCAGTCTCGGAGTTTCGTATGGTGGTTACATCCTCTCGGAGTGGAATGGCGACGTGGCCGAACCTGTGCCGGAGGTTATCACGCGAAGGCAGTGCGCGTTGCAGCTTCTCGCGATGGGGCTGATTAACGGACCCGCCGCTGTGGAGATGGTGCGGAACGGCACACCGCCCTCGCTCATCGATGATTACTTCGCAACGTTGCCGGAGTCCACGCGCTACCTCGCGCAGATCGATTTCGCGGCACAGACCTATGCGCGAAGCAATCCCCTCCTCGAAATGCTTGCCGCATCGCAGGGACTGCAAATCGACAACTTCTTCCGTGAGGCCGCCAAGCGATGAACTTCATCCGCCCGATAGGTTCCGCCGCCAACTTCGGTATGGAGGGCAACTCAGGAAAGATAATCCTGGGTGCGGTGGACTACACTCTGAACGGACAGGTCGTCGGCCTGTTCCGCGGGCGGAAGCTTTCGACTGCGGCGCTGACCGTTACCGTAGGTGCGCAGAACGTTACCCTCGTTAAGGTGGGTGGGAAGAACCTCATCCTTGGCGCTGCGACCTACACCGTCGGCGGACAGGCACTTACGATCTTCAAAGCCTGGAAGATGTCGACCGCCGCTGCGGTCTTTGCGGTTGGCGAACAGGACATCACGCTCACGCGCGGTCGCCTGATCAGTACCGTCTCGGCCGATTACGTTGTCGGCGGACAGGCTGTCACGCTTCGCCTCGGCAAGTCCTTCGTCCTCGACTCTCCGCTTTACACAATTAACGGACAGGCCCTTGCCTTCGGACGCAACAGGCGTCTCACCATTGCCGCCTTCACCGTGGCGGTTAATGCGCAGAACATTACCATGGCACGCTACGCCAAGCGGGTTATCCTCGATCCGCGCACCGTCACCTTGAACTTCGGCGAGGTCGCCCTCTACAAACTACCGCCGAAGTCTTACGACGTTACCCTCATCTACAACAAGGGCCGTGGAAAGAAACGCTTCTGGCAAGCAGTTCGCGCAAAGGAAATGATCGACCCAGATTTCTGATATGGTTAGTTCGTTGAAAGAATTACCCATATTGACTCTTAGCCCGAAACCGGATATAGCTCGCACATGACATTGGGATTAGAAACCTTACGACTCACTGGCCGCGCGGCAATGCCGATCGCCGCTGAGTTCGTGCGCGCGCTAACCGCAGAGGACATCGAGATGCTGGCGAAAGAACGCAGTGTGCAGAAGCCGAAGGAGCTGTCGTCGCTGACGATGCTCTCCGAGCGTCACCGCAATCTCGCCCGCCTCCTCGCGATGGGCAAGCCCGATTGGGAGTGCGCAGTCATCACCGGCTACACCGCCTCGCGGATTTCGATCCTCAAGTCCGACCCGGCGATGCAGAACCTCATCAAGCACTATTCCGAAGAGAAGGACATCGTGTATGTCCAGGCTCACGAGAAGATGGCGCAGGTCGCATCGACGGCCCTCGACATTCTGCAGGACCGGCTCGAAGACCCGGAAAAGGTAGCGGAGATGTCGAATGGGCAGCTCCTCCAGATCGTCGAGATTTCATCCGACCGAAGTGGAATGGGCCCGACCTCGAAGTCCGAGGTGAACGTGAACGTGAACATCGCCGAGCGTCTCGAGGCCGCCCGCAAGCGTGCCCGCGATGCCTCGCGCCCGCAGATCGACGCAAAGGCCGAAATCATTGAGGTAAAGACGACCTGATGGACCTCATCGAGGAACTTGCTGGTTTCAGTTCGGACCCTCTGGGGTTCGTTTACTTCGCTTTTCCCTGGGGCGAAGTGGGCGAACTGTCGGGCGCAACGGGGCCGGAGCCGTGGCAGGAGGAGTTGCTTATCGACCTAGGAAATGGGATCATTGATCTCTCGACCGCGGTTCGACTCGCAACGACCTCCGGCCACGGTATCGGTAAGTCAGCTCTCGTGTCGTGGTTGATCCTGTGGGCGATGTCCACCTTCGAGGACACAATCGGCGTCGTTACCGCCAACACTGAAACGCAGTTGAAGACCAAGACCTGGGCTCAGCTCGCGAAGTGGTATCGGTTGTTCATCGGCAAAGAACTCTTCGATATGACCGCGACAAAGCTTTGCTCGGTCGATCCCGAACACGAAAACACTTGGCGCATCGACATGGTGCCTTGGTCGGAACGAAACACCGAAGCCTTCGCCGGTTTGCATAACCAGGGAAAGCGCATTCTAATTCTGTTCGACGAGGCGTCCGCCATCCCCGATCTCATTTGGGAAGTTACCGAAGGTGCCCTCACGGACACCGGAACACAGATTATTTGGGCTGTCTTCGGAAACCCCACAAAGAACAAGGGAAGGTTCAGAGATTGTTTCCCGGGTGGTAAGTTTGCCCATCGCTGGAAAAGTCGTGCTGTTGACTCTCGTCAGGTATCTCTGACCGACAAGAACCAAATTGCAGAGTGGATCAAGGACTATGGCGAAGACAGTGACTTCGTTCGCGTTCGCGTTCGCGGCATTTTCCCGCGTGTTGATGCTTCGAGTTTCATTAGCTTCGAACTCGCCACCGAGGCAACGACGCGTACCGCAGAGCCCAATGCTGATCCGATCGTAATCGGAGTGGACGTTGGCCGTTTCGGCGACGACCCAACTGTGATCTATCCGCGCAAAGGAAGGGACGCGGTAACTCATGCGCCAGAGGTCCTCTTCAAGAATGACACAATGGAAACAGCTGCTAAGGTCTGCGGTATGTTTCTGCGCCTACATGCTACTGCTGTTATGGTGGACTCTGGTGGCGTGGGCGGTGGTGTTGTTGATCGTCTACGTCAGCTCCGTGTTCCCGTATTCGAGGTGGATTTCGGGTCTGGGGCGGACGGAGGGGACCCGAATGATGGAACCAAGTACGCGAACAAGCGAGCCGAAATTTGGGGCCGTCTTCGGGCTTGGCTTTCTCGTGGTTCCATTCCCGCTCGCATTCATGGCCTCGAAGTAACACTCGTCGATGAATTGACCGGCCCGAACTACGGTATGAACAGCAACGAGGCGATCCAGCTCGAGTCGAAAAAGGAGATGCGCAAACGCGGTATCCCCTCGCCGAACGTGGCCGATGCCCTCGCCTGTACCTTTGCGTATGATGTCTATGCCCCCTCAATTCATGATGTCGAAATCCCCGTCCAGTCGACTCCCGACTACAACCCCTACGCACAGGAGAACATGCTCCAATGATGAAGCCCCCGAAAATGCCGAAGCGTCCGAAGGAGCCGCAGTCTCCGTTGGATAAAGTTCTTCCTGTGAAGGACGATCCCACCTCCACCGCCTATTCGTCGCTGATCTCCTCGAGCCCTATGGGGCAGACGAAGGCAGCCGGTGGCGTGAAGAAGACCCTGCTGGGAGGCTCGAAGTAACATGAAAATCTCTGAGGACTTTCATCGCAAGGTTATGTCGTCGCTGAAAGCTCTTCAGGATGACCGTGATCCGTGGTGGACTGCGTGGCGGGAGATTGCGCAGTACTACATTCCGAAGCGCTACATCTGGCTGGCGTCGAGGAATGAACGAAAGAACTACGTCGGCAAGAACGGAACCATCCTCGACGGGACGGGGACAAAGGCCGGGCGAGTCCTCGCCGCCGGTATGATGAACGGAGTGACCTCCCCGTCGCGCCCTTGGTTCAAGCTTCGCATTCCCGGCCTCGACGATGACGCTGACCACGATGCACGTCTCTGGCTCGATGAGACGGAGCGACGGATGCTCCAGGTGATGGCGGAAAGCAATTTTTATAATGCTCTCGCTATCATGTACATCGACCTCGTCTTCTTCGGCACCGCCGCAATGCTGATCTATGAAGATGTGCATACGATCATCCGCGCCTACAACAACGCCCTCGGCGAATTCTACCTCGGGCAGGATGACCGCCTGATGGTCAACACCTTCGCCCGTGAATTCTCGTTGAAGGTCGGCCAGGTTGTGTCGAAGTTCGGACTCGAGAATTGTTCCGCGCGTGTGCGGGACGCCTGGCGTACAGGTCGTCGTTTCGAGGATATCGACATCTGCCACCTGATCGAGCCGAACGACGGCATCGATTACCCTGTGCCGAAGATGTTCGAGTACCGCGAGATGTATTACGAAAAGTCGGGCGAACTCGGGCAGGCGCTGAAGGTCGGCGGCTTCCACGAACTCCCCGGTATCTTCCCACGCTGGGAGATCACCGGCAACGACTCCTACGGCACCTCGCCGGGCATGGACGCCCTCGGCGATGTCATTCAGCTTCAGCATGAAACCAAAAGGAAAGGTCAATCCCTTGACTACATGGTCCGTCCTCCAATGGTTATGGATATTCAACTTCAGCATCGTCCTACTGCTTTGCTTCCTGGAGGTCAGACTTTTGTATCAGGAGCTTCACAGGTGGGTGCCAAGCCTGCTTACCAGATTACGCCGCCGCTTGGGGAACTGACGGCGGACATTCGGGACGTGCAGCTTCGCATTCAATCGATCTTCCACAACGATCTGTTCCAGATGATTTCGCAGCTGGAGACGGTTCGCACGGCAACCGAGATCGACGCGAGGCGGGAAGAGAAGCTGGTGCAGCTTGGGCCGGTGCTGGAGCGATTTGAAAATGAAGCCCTCGACCCCGCAATCAAGCGCATCTACGCGATCATGGAGCGGAAGAACCTCCTCCCAGAACCGCCGCCCTCGCTTCAGGGCGTGCAGCTGGAAGTGCAGTACGTCTCGATCCTTGCCTCGGCGCAGACCGCCGTCGGTGTGGCTTCGACCGAACGCTTCCTCCAGTTGGTCGGCAACATGAGCGCCGTCTGGAAGGACGCAACTCTTATCCCGAACGTCGAAGAGTTGCTGCGTGACTACGCTCGCGACATCGGCGTGAAGGCGAAGGGGCTGAAGTCGCGTGAGGAAGTGGATCAGGAGCGTCAAGCTTCGCAGCAGCAGGAACAGGCGCAAGCCGCAGCCGAAGCCGCTCCGCCCGCCGCACAGGCCGCCAAACTCCTTTCCGAAACAGATGTCGGCGGAGGCGCCAACGCCCTCCAGTCGATTATGGGAGGATAGGGTATGGCTGCTTGCATTTGTCTAAGATTTCCGGTATGGTGCAAAGATGGTCGATGAACGTGCGGAACGCAGGCAAGCTGACAAACTGAGGGCAATCTCTCAGAAGCAGAAGACTGACATCGATGATGCAGTCTCGGCGCTTGTCAAGCACGCCCAGGGCCGCCAGTACATCTACTGGCTTCTGGAAATCTGCGGGATCGGAAGAAACCCTTTTACCCCGAACGCACTGAATACCTCCTTTGCGTGCGGGCAGCTGAACGTGGGCCAGCAAATTCAAGCCCATCTAATCGAGGTAGCTCCTGACGCCTTTTTAGCGATGCTCAAGGAGAAGGAAGAGGAAAGACTCAATGCCACCCGAAGCAACGACACCTCCGACGACTGACGGCGCAACGCCCTCGCTTCTCGGTTCCACCCCTGCCGCGGGCGCGACTGGCGCAGCGGAAGCCACCGGCGCGACCGGAGCAACCGGAGCCCCCGAGGGCGCAACCGGCGCAACCGGCGCTGGCGAGACTGGTGCGACCGGCGCAACTGGCGAGGCCGACAAGAACGCCGTAACGAAGGACAATCCCTTCAAGGCCGAGGAAATTAAATTCGCCGATGGAAGCGAGGTGCAGCCCGAGATGGCCGCCGCTTTCACCGACGTAGTGAATAAGTACGGCATTCCGCGTGATGCAGTTGCCGCACTTATCGACCTGCAGCAGAAGGCAACACTAGCGAACTCGGAAGCGGGAAGTCGCGATTGGGCAAAGACGCAGGCAGACTGGACCGAAGCCGTCATGAAGGACCCCGAGATCGGTGGTTCCAAGTGGGCTGAGGTCAACACCAAGATCGGCACTCTGTTGGATACGTTCGGCACCCCGGCGCTCCGGCAGGCTTTCGATCTAACGGGCGCGGGAAACCACCCCGAGGTCGTCCGTTTCATGAGCAAAGTGGCAGCTCAACTCACCGAGTCCGGCTTCATTTCCTCGAATGCCGGTGGCGGTGGCCAGAAGACTGACGCTGAAATCCTCTACCCCAATCAAGGTAAAACCTAGGAGATAGGACATGACTGTACTCGCGGTCACGAATCCGACTCTTATCGACCTGGCCCGCGCGTCGGACCCGGACGGCAAGATCGCTGCAATCGTGGAAATCCTCAACCAGAACAACGAAATTCTGGATGACATGAGCTGGGTCGAGGGCAACCTCCCGACCGGCCATCGCACGACCATCCGCACTGGCATCCCGATGCCGACTTGGCGCAAGCTCTACGGCGGCGTTCAGCCGAACAAGGGCACCACGGCGCAGGTCACCGACTCGTGCGGTATGATGGAGGCCTATGCCGAAGTCGACAAGGCACTGGCTGACTTGAACGGCAACACCGCTGCCTTCCGTCTTTCGGAAGACAAGGTCCACATGGAGGGCATGAACCAGACTCTGGCACAGGCTCTCTTCTTCGCCAACGAAGCAACGGCCCCCGAGACCTTCACCGGCCTCGCCCCGCGCTTCAATCTGTCGACGGCTGCGAACGGCGAGAACGTCATCAAGGGCGGCGGCTCGGGCACCGACAACACCTCCATCTGGCTGGTGTGCTGGGGTCCGAACACTGTCCACGGTATCGTTCCCAAGGGTTCGACTGCCGGCCTGCAGATGCACGACAAGGGCCAGGTCACGATCGAGAACGTGGACGGCGCAGGCGGCCGTATGGAAGCCTACCGCACCCACTATCGTTGGGACTGCGGCCTGAGCGTCCGTGACTGGCGCTACGTCGTCCGCATCTGCAACATCGACAAGTCCGATCTGACGAAGAATGCGTCTGCCGGCGCTGACCTCATCGACCTCATGACGCAGGCGATCGAAATGATCCCCGCGCTCGGCCTGGGTCGTCCGGTCTTCTACTGCAGCCGCACGATCCGTTCATTCCTGCGCAGGCAGATCATGAACAAGACGGTCCAGTCCACCCTGACGATGGACACCGTCGCTGGCAAGAAGGTCGTGGCGTTCGACGGTATCCCCGTCAAGCGTGTTGACGCTCTCGCCGCCGATGAAGCCCTCGTGGCGTAAGGAGGAAACAATGATCCTTGATGAACGCACTGAAATCGCCGATGCCACCAGCGTAGCTGCTGCGGCCGGCACTGCTGTGATCGGCGACGTGATCGATCTCGGCGCAGCGCCCTACGATCTGGGCGTGGACGAGGACATCTGGCTCGTCGCCCAGGTGGACACCGCAATCGTGGCCGCAGGTGCTGGTACCATCCAGTTCTTCGTGGTCTCGGATGCTCTGTCGACCCTCGGCGGCGGCGCAGTCGCAAGCTGCACCCTGCACTACGCCACTGCGGCGCTGGTGACTGCGGCTTCGACCCCCGCTGGCCAGAAGGCCGGTGACACCCTGTTCGCCATCAAGCTGCCAGCTGGTGTGAATTACGAGCGTTACCTCGGAATTCTCTGCACCATCGCCACGCAGACTGTCTCGGCGGGCAAGATCAACGCCTTCATCACGCGGAACTTCCCGCGTTGGCAGGCGATGGCTGACGCGAGCAACTGATGCTGGTCCGCCTCAAGCGCAACTTCTTCCTGGGAGGCCATCTTTACTCGGCCTCCCGGTTTGGGGTGGAAATCCCTGAGGAGATTGACGGCGTGAAGGTCACTCTCCCGAAGGATGCCGTCATTCTCGATAAGGCACCCGAAAAGAAAAAGGCTCCGGACCCCGCAATGGCCCTGAGCAAGCTGAACCAAGCGAAGCCGAAAGGTTTCGTGGAGGCGATGCAGAAGACTGAAGACGACGAAGACTGACGTGAGAGGCGGGGCCGATGACACAAGACTTGGTTTCAGTATTCAACCTAGCTCTAAGTGCCGTCGGCACCCGCGCTCGCATTGCTTCGCCCGCGGAGGAAACGCGGGAGGCACAAATCTGCCGCCAGTGGTATCCGTCAGTCCGCGATACAGCCCTTCGGGCGGCCAATTGGGCTTCGTGCCGGTCGGTCGCCCGTTTGGCGCTGCAGCGTGAAGCGTCTTCCGACGCGGACTGGGCCGATGGCGATCCCGAACCGCCCTGGCAGTATCGATACGGCCTTCCCGCCGACTACCTCTACCCGAGGTGGCTAAGCGATTATTCATCCTTCGCCCTGTGTGTCTTCAATGACATAACGATGCTGCAGGCGAACATCGAAAATCCCATCCTCATCTACACGAAGCGGCAGGAAAACCCTGCAGTGTGGGACCCGGACCTCTACCGGGCGATTGCGCTCGGCCTCGCGGCCTCGATTGCGCTCCCGCTGCATGGCAAAGCTGACCGCGCGAATGTCATGATCCAGGATGCCAACACCCTCATCATCCGCGCGAGGGAAGCCACCGCGAATGAGAACACGATGGAACTGGACTCGGTTCCCGACTGGCTTCTCGCGAGGGGCGTGACAGTTAGCAGCGCCTACAGCAAGTACGTTTACCAATACGGACCTCTCTTCTCCGTTGGAGCACTCGGTTGACGGACATCATCAAGTACGGCTTCGTGGCGGGCGAGGTAGCGGAGAGCTACTACGGTCGGGCGGACTTGGAAAAGTACGATCTCGCCCTCGCTGAGGCGGAGAACTGGTACGTCGATTACCACGGCGGCCTGTCGAATGTGCAGGGCACCAAGCTGGTGGACTGGATACCGAACGCCGACCTCGGTTTTCGCCTGTTCCCGTTCAAGTTCTCCGATACCCTCGCGAACAAGTACATGGTCCTCGTAGGCTCGACTTACATCGCGTTTATTCAGGACGGCTCGTTCGTTCTCGAACCGGCAAAGACAGTCACGGCAATCTCGGGCGGATCGGCAGCGGTGCTGACAGTGCCCGGCCACGGCTTTTCGAGCGGCCAGCTGATTTCCGTCATCACCCCCGGCTCGACCGTGGAAATGGTGGCGCAGACCTATCAAATCACGGTGCTCACCGCCGACACCTTCCGCCTCATCAATATGTTCGGAGGGAATGTCAACTATTCCGCCTTCACCCCCTACACAGGGGGAATGACCATCGCGCGGGCGTACGCGATTTGGCATCCCTATCCGACCTCGGCGCTGCCGAACCTGAAAATGCAGCAGGTCCGTGATGTCCTCCGCATCACTCATCCCGATTATCCGGTGATGAACCTCAAGCGTATCTCCCACACCAACTGGACGCTGACCGCCGAGAACTTCCACAAGACGATGGGGAGGCCGAGCAAACCCTGGATGTCGGTTAGTAACGCCGGTGAGTACTCGATGGGCTTCATCATCACCGCAGTTGACGCGGATGGTAACGAAAGCCTCCCCTCGGATATGGGTACCGTTAGTGGCGCCTCCGACATCGAAGAAGTACGTGACTCGGCGGTAACGGCATCCTGGGGTGCGGTTTCGCGAGCCGATTACTACAACGTCTATCGCACCCGCGTCAGCCATGCCGGTGTGTCGCGCTCGTTCCAGGTCGGTTATGTTGGCCGTGCCCGCGGTACTCGGTTTACGGATACCGGCATCACCCCTGACTTCACGAAGACGCCGCCGAGGAACTACAATCCGTTCGCCAAGAACGCGATCAAGTACATCAACATCATCAATGACGGCGCAGGTGTTCCGGCCTCAGCCACAATGTCAATCTCGGACCCGACAGGTTCCGGCTTCATCGGTTATCCAATTGTCGAGAGTGGTAACGTCGTCGGTTTCAACATTCTCGATGGCGGGGAGAACTACACCAGTCCGGTTATCACCCTCTCCGGCGGTAGTGGTTATGTGTTTTCCATCGAACGCACTCCGGCAGCGGATACCGATCCGGCAACCTCGGTTGTGTATCAGCAGCGCCAGGTCTATGCGGGCTCTCGTTCCAATCCCCTGACGATCAACGGCTCCCGCCCCGGAATGCTTTCGGACTTTTCCGTTTCGGAGATCGTGCTCGCCTCCGACGCTTTCTCACATGAGATCGACTCGGAAAACTTCTCGCCCATGCGGCACCTCATCGCGGCCCGAGGCGGTATCATCTGCATGTCCTCCGGCGGTATTTGGCTGATGTCCGGTTCGCAGTCTGGCGCCATTACGGCGACCGACGTGCAGGCCGACAACAACGTCTTCACCGGCGCAGCTGATGTCACGCCGTTGAAGATCGACACTGACATTCTCTACATCTCGAACACAGGCGGGCGGGTGAATTCCCTCGCCTACAACGATCAATACAAACTGTACTCCCCGATCGACGTTTCGATCCTCTCCAATCATCTTGTTGCGGAGTATCGGATCAAGCGTTGGGCCTACGCAGACGAACCGCACAGGATGGTCTACGGTGTGCGTGAAGACGGCACCATGCTCCTCTTCACGATGATTAAGGACCAGGAAATCTACGGCTGGACCCGCCGAGTAACGAAGGGCTATTACAAGGACGTGCTCGCGTTTGATGGTGATGGGGACTCGGAAGTCTATTACGCCGTGCGCCGCTTCGTTGACGGTCAGTGGCTGACCTTCATCGAGCGCCTTGTCACGGCTAAGCCCAAGACAGTGGAAGACGCGGTCTATCTCGATTGCGCCCTCTCGCTCGATCCATACTATCCCGCAGCTGACATGTCGATGTCATCCTACAAGGGCGACGGTGTGCAGGTGTTCTTGAATGCCTCACTCTTCACCACCGACCACGTCGGTCAGATCATCCGGTACGGCAAGGGCAAGGCGAGGATTGTCTCGGTCGAAGGTCCGTACAACGCAACTGCCAACGTCATCAACGAATTCGATCAGCTGATGAACTATTCCGAAACCCTCCGGATGGCCTCGGCTGGCGAGTGGACGCTCGACAAGGAATACAAGGTGGTGAATGGTTTGCATCACCTTGAGGGTGAACTTGTCACCGCCCTGGCCGACGGCAATGTCATCCGTGATCTGGTCGTGACAAATGGTGCCGTCACCCTTCCCTACTATGCCTCGCGCGTTGTGGTAGGCATTCCGTATAAGTCGATCGCCAAAAACCTCCCGGCGACCGTTTCCGGCGCAGTCATCGAGAATAAGCGCAAGCGGGCCACGTCTCTTGCCATTCGCGTTCTCGATACACGCGGATTGAAGGTCGGCGCACGGAAAGATGAATTGTATCAAGTTCGGACACAGATGGCCGAAACTCTCGGAGAGGCTTCGCCGCTCTATACTGGTCTCGTCCACACCACGATCGAACCTGTGTGGTCCGAAGATGCTCAGAACTATTTCGTGCAGGAGTATCCCTTGCCCGCGACAATCCTGGGATACATCATGGAGACGGACGTTGGAGATGGTTAAGATTAAGCGCACAAAGGTACTGAGCGCAAACGTGATTGCAGCTTTTGGCGAACAAGCCAAGAAAGAGTGGCACGAATGTCGGGGATACCGCAGCCTCTTCTACATCACAACGAACAAAATCTGGACGTTGTATGTCGATGGCAAGCCGATGTGCGTGCTCGGCTTCAAGCGAACCTCGCTTATTGGTTCTGGCGGCGAGGTCCTTTTCATGCTCTGCAAAGGTTTCTCGCGGCACGGGAAGGAAGTCCTCTCGTTCATCCGCCGGGCGATGAAGCGGGTGTGCAAGTTCTATCGCACCTTGATGGTGCGGGTTGAAGACGGTTACTGGATCGGTGCGAAGTTTGTCAAGTTCTTTGGCTTCCACGAAACCAATGTGTACTCGGAAATCGACGGGCGCAATTACAAACTCTATGAATTGAGGTAATCCAATGGCTGCGGTAGGAATTCTCGCGTCGGTTGCTGGCGGCGCCATGGGAATGATGCAGGCGAATTATCAAGCCCAGGTGGCGAAGATGAACGCTCAGGTGGCGAAGGATAACGCGCACCTCGCATCGACCAGAGGCGGCATCGAGGCGCAGATGCAGGATGTGCAGGCGGCGAAGCTGCAAGGGGAACAGATTTCCCAGCAGGCAGCGTCGGGCGTTTCCGTTTCCGGTGACTCGCAGATGCGGACTCGGGCCGAGGCGCGAATGTTCGCCAACGCTGACCGGATGCGTATTCGTGAGAATGCGAACTACGAGGCGCACGGTTATCGGGTGCAGGCTGCGAACTTCAAGGCCGAGGCGAAGGCAGCGCAAATGTCTGGTATCGCCTCGATGGTCGGCGGAGTGCTGAGCGGGATCGGCGGTGCGGTTGATGCTGGGTTCGGAAAGTCGTTGATCGGCGGTTCGTCCAGCACGGCCGGTTCGACCTCTTCGGTCGCTCCCTCGCAGCAGCCGAAGGTCATCCCCATCCCGAAGCCGAAGCCGGTCATGCCCTCCATCGGTAGGCCGCGCAACTACATTAACCCGCTCACCCGCAGAAAGATGGGAACCTACTGATGGTCAAGATCGCTGAACCGAACTTCAACGTCGGCATCGCCAAAATCCCACTTGGGTATGCGGAAGCCTCGGCACCGAACCTCCAGCCCATCGCTGCGGGACTGGCTGATATGGGGCAGGCGTTCGCTCGCGTCGAGGCCGAACAGAAGGCCAAGGCCGACACGATGAAGCGTTACAATGCGCTGTCGTCGTTTCAGGACTTCGAGACGAACTCGAAGTTGAAGCTGCAGCAGACGCTTGATGGTGCCGATCCCTCCGATACCAGCACCGCGCAGAAGGCGATTGACAATCAGATCGCCTACGAGAACGAATTCATCAAGACCCTTCCGCCAGACCTGCAGCCGGAGTTCAAAGTCCGTGCTGACTCGGTTCGTGGTGGCATCACCCTCGATGCACACGCGAGCCAGGACAAGATGAACAACGCCTACTACAAGAATGACATCAACGAAACGCAGAACACTGCTACGGTCGACATCAACAAAGACCCTTCTGCGATGGAAAAGTGGAAGAGCGACCTCTATACGAAGATTGACAACTCCGGTTTGAGCGAAAGCGAGAAGTATTTCGCCAAGCAGAATGCGGATCGGGTTCTCGAGACTGCCGGGTATGGGGCGACGGTCAAGCAGGAGAAGCTGTCGGCGGCACAGTACACCAATGACCTGGCCACGGCGGCGACACAGGCTTCGAGGCAGTTGGGCATTTCCCCGGTTGATCTGCTGACGGTCATCTCGTATGAAACTGGCGGTACGTTCAACGTCAACCAGAAAGGCGGAGCTGGTGGAAGATATAAGGGCCTGATCCAGTTCGGGCCCGAGGAACAGAAAAAGTACGGCATCCATGACGGGATGAGTGTCGGGGAGCAGATGGGCGCTGTTGTACAGTTTCTGCAGGACCGTGGCTTCAAGCCAGGGATGACAATTTATGACCTGTATTCAACAATTAATGCTGGTTCTCCGGGACACTATAACGCGAGTGATGCGCATAATGGTGGTGCTCCTGGCACTGTGGCGGATAAAGTCCGGACGCAGATGGATGGGCATCGGCAGAAGGCCGAGGCGCTTCTCGGCGGTAAGTTCGAGGTTCCGAGCACGATAGACTCCGATCCGCGGTTCCAGAACGTGCTGTATGAAGATCGTATCGCCCTCCAGAACGATGCGACCACGGCGGTCAATCGTGAACTGGCGTCAATGGCAGCCGAACGCAAAGCGCAGCAAGAAGCGCAGTTCAACGACCTGATGCTCGGCATCAACGACAACAGGTACGGAATGAAGGACATCGAGGCCGCTCGGGAACAGGGCTGGCTTTCCGACTACGATCAGGTGAAGAAGGCGCAGGACCTAGTCGAACAGAAGAACAAAGATGGTGCTGACCTTGCCAACTTCATGACCAGGGTTGAACGGGGTGATACGCTTGATCCGACTGACTCGGAGAACAAGAAGGGCATGGGCCTCTGGTTCCAGAATGATGGCGGCGAGGCAAAGCTGCAGTCGATGGACCAGAACTACATCACCGGCTCCCTTGGCCCGACCTTCCGCGCCACAGGTATGCTGCCGCCAGATGCCGTCGGGATACTGAACACGATGACCCGCAGTGCAGACGGCCGCAAGGTTTTCTACGCCTACAAGGCGCTGAACGATCTGGAAGAAATGAACCCTGATGCATACACGGCGCAGGTGCCGGAAGCTGTCCGGAACAAGGCGGACGTTTACGACGCGCTGCGGTTCACGACACCAGAACCGGAACTGATCGGAATGCTCCGTGACAATCCCTCGGCGGAAGAACGTCGCGCGAGGATCGATCGGAAGGAACAGGCGAAGAAGGAACTGGACTCGCCCGACAACACCAAGGTCAACTTCCAGTCCGTCATCGATCACTTCGGCGCGGATCAGGCCGAGGTCGGCATCAAGGCCACGGTGATGGAGAATGAATGGCGTTCGCTGTTGCTGGAAAATGCGGCGAAAGGACTGAGCCTCGAACAGGCGAACGAAGCCGCGCTTGTGCAGCTCGGCCGCAAGTGGGGTAATTTTGAATTCGACGGCACCACGACACTGATGCGTAACCCGCCCGACAAGTTCTACCCGGCGGTCGCCAAAAGCCACCAGTGGATTACGGATCAGGCCCGCGGTGAACTCGGGCTGATGCCGGGCGAGAAGCTGCAGCTGGTTTCCGATGCCCGCACTGAAGCGGACATTGCCGCCGGTCGTCCTCCGACGTACATTCCCATGATCCAGCGGGAGAATGGGTTGTGGGAACCGGCCACTCGGTTGCCGACGCCAACCCCGACCTCTGCCGCGGCGATGCACGATGTTGCGCCTATGACGGATACCAACCCCATCGTGCAGCGCATGTACTTCCGGCCGACCGAGGAAGATAAGTCACTCCACGACAAGCAGTCGGTGGTGGATAGCTACGACGCGAGGATCAGGGAATTGACCCGCACCCTTCCGGCTGTGCGTACCGGTCACGTCGCACCTCCTGGCGCAATCCAAGAGACATTGGCTAAACTGCAGCAGGGACGTGCAGCGGCGGTCGAAGCACTGAATGGTTCGAAGACACAGGCCGAGCAGCAGTACATGACATCGGCGCAACAGCAGCTGCAGGAAGCGCAGAAGTCCTTTGCCCCCCTGCAGGCGGAAATGCAGACGTGGACTGATCCGATCGAACAGTGGCCCAAGGTTCATGAATGGGAAAAACTGTACGACAAGATCGAACAACTCAAGGCCCAAGTCCGGAATGAAGTTGGCGCCAAGCGCGCTTCGCATGGAGTTCAATAATGCCGCTTATCGATGATGCTCCTCTAAATGAAATGTTCACCCCGCAGTTTCCGGAAGCGGCTCCTCCTCCGCCTCCGGCCCCCGGCTTCCTTGATGTGATGCAAGCGGCGGGACGGACTGAGAACGACATCGTTGCCGCTGTGGACTTAATGTCGACGCCGACGCCGAAGGTTGATCCGAACTTTGACATCCTCGCCGAGACGAAAAAGCGGAACGTGGCGGCAGAGGACTTCACCGACGCGCTCAACGCCGATCACCTCGATCAGTTGATCCGCAAGCGTGATCAGGAAGTGAAGGATAACTCGACGCTCGATGAGGCCGGTTGGCTGGGCTTTGCGGCGCGTATGGCTGCGGGGCTGGTTTCACCGACGACCCTGCTTCCGATGGTCGGTCCCGAGTCGACTGGTTTGAGGCTGATGGCAACCGTGGGCCTCAACGCCGCTGCTGGTGCCGCGCTGCAGGAAGGTGTACTCTACGCCGATCAGCGGACAAGGACGAAGACCCAAGCGGCGTACTCGATCGGTTCCTCGTTGGTCCTCGGTTCGGTTCTTGGAGCTATCTCGCACACGCTGTCAAAGAGTGTCATTGATAAGATGGCACATGATATGGATCATTCGCCCAACGGATTTACCATATCATCCCCTCCGGTCGGTGTTCTCGACGCAGGTGCCGCGGATGCCACCCATCTTCAAGATGCGGGCAAGTTGAAGAAAGGCTGGGGAGCGGATAAGCTTGCGTTCCTCTCGCCGATCACCCGCAACTTCGAGCAGTGGAATGCACCGGCATACCTGAAGGAAATGGGCGGGTCGCAACAGCTCCGCAAGATGACGGCGGGCTTTTCCCAGGCGAACCTTGTCCTCGAGGGGAACAAGGACTTCATCGCCGCGTCGAAGGGAGGTAACGTCGAAGACCTTAAGCGCACCTACGCTGCGGTTTCGTACAACGGCTCGAAGATACTCGAAAACAACTACATCGAGTACATTCTCGGTACCAATCCCGGAGGCATGTTTAAGAAGCAGAGGGCGTTCCTTCAGGGAGCAAAGCGTCCCGACGGCAAGCTGACCTTCGGCGAATTCAAGCGTCAGATCGCCCTCGATATGTGGAGCAACTTCTCGCGCGAGGACGTGCCTGCGATGGTGCGCAAGGCGGCGAAGGAAATTGACGAACACGTTTACAAGAAGCTGTATGATGAGGGTGTAGAGGTTGGTATTTTCACCGGCAAGGAAAAGACTATCGGCGACGAGAACTACGCCAACCGAGTCTACAACAACGAAGTCATCATGCGCAGGCACAATGAGTTCGTGAAAATCTTGGCCGATCATTATCGGGAGAGCCTCGACAAGGATTTCAGTGAGAAGCTTCTGAAGTTGAATGAAGCGATGATGAAGGATAAGCAGCTCTTCGAGGACGCAAATCTGCCGTTCGAGAAGGCGTGGAAGCTGCGGGAAGATTTGTTGGCAGAACAGGTTGACCTGACCGACGTTACCAATCCGGCCGTACTGAAGGGTGTCGAGGCACTGAAGGCAAACGCCAAGGCGATCAAGGACCTGACGAAGGAACTCGAGGAACTGCAGAAGGTTAAGTTCGAGGGGACTGACCTCGCCGGTCTCAAGGGACGGCAGGATCGTCTCGACGAGATTAAGGCGGCGCTTACCGCAAAGGCACTTGATAGCGAAAAGGTGCGGTCGTCACTGGGGGCGGAGCTGGACAAGTACCAGGTCGCCGCAAAGGATATTCGCCGCCGACTCAACAACCTGAGCCAGAACGTCCATGTGCAGGACGTGAAGATGCGGAAGAAGCTGGATAAGATTGCAGCGAATGAGGACGATCAAGCGGCGACGATCATCCGCGCGCAGAAGCAGCTGCAGAAGTTTGTGAAGATGCTCGAGTCAGCTTCGCCGGAAAAGCTCGATGCGGAACTGACGAAGCTGAAGAATGCTTTCGCCAAGCACGCAGAAGAATTCGATAAAGCAGAAAAACAACTGCACGAGTTGGAACAAGGAACAACTGACAAACTCGGTGTCAGCAATAACGATGGTCTTCCGCCGGAACTGATTGTCGGCGATAAGATGAACTATAATGCCGATAAGATGGATGAAATCTCGGCAAAGATTGAGTCCCTCGACGCCCACGATCCTGTCGCCTTCAGGCAGGAAATTGAGTCGATGATGACCGACCTCGCCGACACTCATGCAAAGATCAATGCTCGCCGGGTGTTGCGAAACGAGAAGCTGTGGAAACAGGTCGAGAACCTCTCGCCCGAGGCGCGGGCCAAGCGCATCGCTGATCTTGAACTGAAGATGAAGGAGCGCCCGAAGAAGTTCATCGAACGGTGGAACACCAAGAACGCAGGTAACTTGGTGAAGAATGAACAAGGACTGCTCGAGGGCAAAGGCGATTTCGCTGCCTACGCGCATGAACGGGCAACCGAGACTGTCGATAAGATCAAGGGCACCGATCGACGCCTGGCCTATTCCGACATCATCAAGGAAAAGCGTGGGCCGGAACTCGCCCGCGTACTCAACATTCCGTCGGAGAAAATCCAGGACTTTTTGGAAACAGACATCGAGAAGATGCTGGCGATCTACACCCGTACACTCGGCTCGGACTTGTCAATCGCCAAGGTCTTCGGTTCTCCTGATGCCGCCGAGGACTTTGCGAAGCTGACCGACGAGCAGAACAATATGCTCGCTAAGATCGAGACGATGACGGATAAGGAAGGCAAGCCCCTCGATCAGAAGACGAAGGAAGACCTCCAGTATAAGACGAACAAGTTCTACGAGCAGGGCCGGAAGGATTTGATGGTCCTGATGGAGCGTGCGAAGGGTATCAGGGGTATCCCAAAGGATGCCGCTTCGTGGTCTGCGCGTGGAGCGAAGATGGCGATGGACATTAACTTCATGCGCCTGATGGGCAATGTGGTAGTGTCGAGCATTGCCGATCCGGCCCGCATCGTGATGAAGTACGGATTGACTCGTGCCTTCCGTGACGCCTTCATCCCGATGATTACGAACTGGAAGACGATCCGCATGTCGCAGCGGGAAGCGTTGCTGGCCGGTTCCGGGCTTGATCCGGTGCTTCATTCCCGAGCCTATTCGCTGACGGACATCTTCGATGATGCTCATCGAGGAACGGCAATCGAAAAGGCCTCGCATTGGGCATCGACCAAGATGGGCCTCATCGCCGGTTTCGATCATTGGACCTCAGCGATTAAGCAGATCACCGCGGGAGCGGCGAATGCGAAGCTGATGGACAACATTGCTGCGGTGATGGAAGGTTCGGCTAAGGGGAAGGAACTGTTGAAGGCGCAGGAATTCCTTGCGAAGAACAACATCGACGGAGACTTAGCTGAGCGTATCTGGAAAGAGGTGACGAACGGACAGGGCGGTGGAAAGCTGAATGGGATTTGGCTGCCAAACACAGATGAGTGGACGGATGCCGGGGCAAAGCAGGCGTACCGTGCGGCACTTGGCGGAGAGATCGACTCAACGATTATCACCCCCGGCTTCGAGCGCCCGTCGTGGGTTGACTCCTCCATCCCTGCCCGCATGATGGCGCAGTTCAAGTCCTTCGGCTTCACGTCCACACAGAAAACACTGATGGCCGGGTTGCAGGAACACGATGCAGCTTTCTTCAACGGGGTAATGCTTTCGCTTGCATTGGGATCGCTTTCATATTATCTTTACGCGGTGGCATCGGGCGGAAAGACGTACACTGAAATGATGAATGCTGGACCGGACAAGTGGGCGGACGAGGCTATCTCCCGTTCCGGCGTTACTGCGATCTTCGATGAAGCGCAACGCCTGGCGACGAGGGTTCCCCTCCTCCAGAAGTATGCCTCGTTCAGTGGTCACTCGACCACGCGCAGGGGCGGTGGCGATTTGGTGAGCGAAACCCTTGGTCCATCGTTTGACCTCTTGCAGAGGGCGTATAAGGTCGGCACCGAGATCGACTCGCCGACCAAGAGCACCCTGCATACGGTGCGTACACTTCTTCCGCTGCAGAATGTTTTCTATCTGCGCAGGTTGATTGATAAGGTTGAAGAAGCAGCTGGCAGCGGATTGCCGAAGAAAAGGAGCGCGCGATGACGATTTCTAATCAGGTGGCCAGTGCGTATTATACTGGCGACGGGGTGACGACGCAGTTCCCTGTGCCGTTCAAATTCAACGATCCCTCGGAACTTATGGTTTCGATCGTGCTGATCTCGACGAAGGCAGCGACCGTGCTGGCGCCGGCACAGTTCACCGCTACTGGTGCGGGGAATGCAAATGGAGGGTATGTAACGTACACCCCGGCCATCTCGTCACTGTACAAGATCGTCATCCAGCGGAACATGCCGCTGGCGCAGAACCTCGATCTCGAACAAGAGGGCGCTCTGCGGCTCGAGGACATCGAGGATCAGCTCGATAATCTCGTCATGATGATCCAGCAGGTGCGGGCGGAATTGTCGCTGGCTGCGGGGAACGGACAGATTTCCTCCATCGTACAGGGGGTGACTGGTCCGAACTCGGCGGTGGCGGATCGCATCGCAACTTTCGCGGACTCGGTCGGCAACCGGATCAAGGATGGCGGACTTTTGCTTTCCGACCTGTCCCTCGCCTCACATGTGCATCCGGAAAACTTCATCGGCTTGATGAAGCAGAACGATGTGTCGATCGTCTCCAGTTCGTCGTTCGTGTCCGACAGCGAACTCCAGTTCGCCATGGCCGCCAATACGACTTATGTGATCCGTGGCCTGATCTACCTCAACGCACAGGCAACCCCTGGATGGAAGCTGGGCATGACCGGCCCGGCGCTGCCTTCGCGGGTTCACATCTCGGCACGAGGGATTGACGATGTGACGACAGTTTACAACAGTGGTGGCAACGCTTACGGCACTGTAAACGCCGGAAACCCGAACGCCACTCGCAACATCGTGATCGAAGTGTATCTGCGCGTTGCAAATGGAGCCAACGCCGGAACGTTCGCCATGCAGTTTGCGCAGAACGTCGCGAACGCTGCGGCGACGACATTCTACAAGGGCTCCTACATCGAGTATAAGGCTCTGTAAGATGGACAAGAAAAGTGAGGGACTTCTCAAACAGCTTCATCCCGATCTTGCTCGAGTGGTGAAGCGGGCTGAGACACTCTATCCGCCGGGCTTCGACACGGTTGTGACCTGCGCGCTTCGATCCGTAGCGGATCAGAAGAAGGCTGTCGCATCCGGCGCCTCGACGACAATGCGCTCCCGGCATTTGCCTGGGAAGCGGAACGGACTGGCACACGCAGTTGATCTTGCAGTGAAGATCGACACGGTGCTGAAATGGGATTGGCCCCTTTATGCCAAGCTTGCGCAGCTGATGAAGAAGGCGGCGGAACTGGAAAAGGTGTCGATAGAGTGGGGCGGTGACTGGAAAACCTTCAAGGACGGTCCCCACTTTCAACTGCCGTGGGATAAGTACCCCGGCTAACATTGGAGAAAGCAATGTCTGAACCTTCAACACTTCCGGGTTTTAATCCCTCCGGCAGTGCCGTCGTCGATGTCATCAAGGCAAAGACGGAAGACCTCATGAAATATCTGAGGGAGAACGTGCCGGATAATCGCTGTCGCTCGATCGCGATTACGAACTATGAACAGGCCGCCATGTGGGCGGTCAAAGCCAACTTTACATAAGGAGATACCAATGTTTACCTCAATGGATAAGGCCCTCGCGGCAGCGATCATGGGCATCCTGTTCATCGTGCAGACCTTTACCGGCTTCAATCTTAGCTGGATTTCGGCCGACACGATCAATACCCTCATCGGTTTGCTGACGCCGGTGATCGTGTACTACGTCCCGAATAAGAAGGTGGCGTGATGCAGTGGCAGGAGGTTGTCGCGATTGGGGTGGTGTTGCTCGGCCTCGGCGCTGGTGCATTTCTCGTCGCGCAACGTCCTGCATTTTGGGTTGATCTTGTGGCCAGAGTGTTGAAAGCACTCTGGCCCCTGATCCTCAAAACCATTCCGATTATCGGGAAATGGCTCACAAAAAGAAACACTCCCGAAATCGAAATCGAAATGCGGGAGTGTGTAAGGCGGGGCGGGGAATGGGACAACTTCAATAAGAAGTGTCGGTTCTAGGTATCCTTCTTTGCTCTCGGCCGATACCCCTCTAGACGCTTCTCCAGCAGCTTCGACCTCACCATCAGCTGAAGTATCCGCTCAACTGCATGGGCGGGTACTTTGTTCTGGAGGTACTCGATGATCGAAGACTCCGGAATGTCGACCTGCTTCTTCGAGTACAATTTGTAACACCAATAGTAGGTGTCCTCGATTGCCTTTGCGTCGCCGCCGATAGCCATGGACTTGAAGATGTCCTGCATGTAGATTTCGGCTTCGAGCAACCAGTCCAATGCGCGGTGATAATCCTCGAGGGTGATGATTAGATCATTGCCTCGGGAGACGGATGCCACCATACACAGCTTAAGAACGTGGGCTGTGCGCCGGGTAGCGTAATGCTGAAGCTTGGGATGATCCGGCTTCGGCGGTCCGTCTGCCCGGTGCCAGGCGTCGATTGCTTCGGCCGCAGAGGGCTCGAATACGAAACGCCCGATCATGTTCGAGATGGTTTTAAGATCGGCTACGAGTTCGGCCTTTGCGGCGGATGGCTTGTCGATGGTGTCCCAAAGGGAACGACGTTCCATTTCACCTGAATAAATCAGAATGGTTCGAGAAAGAAATCCATGTCCCCAGGCTGCTTCCGGCATAGTGTCATACAGGTAGGATACCGTCGTCGCGCCGAATAGGTTGAGTTGCGGATGCTCCATCCGGTTATCAATGTCTTTAGACCTCTTCTTTTCAGTGTAACGCTTACCGTCGTAAAGGTCTGTGAGGGTTGCCATAAACTCCATGTCGTATGCAGGTAGG